TTTTGTAATGCACGAGTGGGAGAGAGATCAAAGAATAAAATTATTTGGTAAAGCAATAGCAGAGTATCTAAATTATTGTTCGGAGTTAGCTGATAAAGGACTTCTCGTAAAAGAATTACGAGAAAATGGTTGATTTAAGAAAGTATGTAGGCGAAGAGGGAATCGTCATTGACGAGAACTTTCAATTTCGTGGACAAAAGAAAAGCATAGATTCATTAATTAATGAAATGACCGATGATGGTCTGTTCATTGATTACATTAATACCACAGGCGAATTAGTCAGAGTACCCGTTAGAGCGGGAGCTGGTGTTCGCCCTGACAAACATGGAGAGCGTTCTGGTTGGTATGTCTTCAACGAGACAGGCGATTATCAGAACTGCGTATGGGGTAACTGGAGAACAGGCTTACAGGGTAAGTGGTCTTCTGTTGACCCCAACCAATTAAATGATACTCAGAGACAGGTTCTAAAGACCAAACTCGAAGAAGCTATACGTCAAGGGGAAGAACATAAGAAACGGAGGCAAGATGAAGTAGCAGAAGAGGTTAGAGAGAGATTTAAAAAGTGCAATGATTGTGTTGAGCATCCTTATTTAAGTGCAAAAAATATAGTTAATAATTATGGGTTAAAGGAATTAAACGGTAGCCTGATAATTCCCGTGGCGCATTCTATAACAGGTGAGCTAAGAAGTCTTCAGTATATAGACAAAAAAGGCGGTAAAAAGTTCGTATCTGCTAGTGAAGTTAAGGGAAATGTCTTTCCCATTGGTTTTGATCTAAAACAGATACACACTTTAGAAAAGATAGTTGTTGTTGAAGGAGTCGCTACAGGAGTTAGCGTACATTTAGCAACAAGTTTGCCAGTAGTTGTTGTTTTTTCAGCGACTTTTGGTTTAGAGGCGATGAACAGGATGCGGGAGCGAACACAAGCTAAGTTTATTATTGCCTTTGATAATGATAAAAATGGAGTAGGTCAGCAAAAAGCAGAAGAATGTGTAAAAGCTGTGCATAACTCTGTAGTAAAATTACCTTCAATCATTGGAGACTTTAATGATCTACACCAACAACAAGGGTTAGATAAAGTTAAAGAAGAGATTGAAGATTTTGGTTTAGGGATAAAGCGGTACGCTATAAAGAATCTTGTCGGTAGTCCTCCTCCTATCGAATGGTTAGTGGATCGCTTTATTCCGCTCAAAGCACCAGGAGTTTTATCAAGCGTTGGTGGTATTGGTAAATCGTTTCTAGCTTTGCAGTTAGCCTTGAACTTAGCAAAGGGGGGAGGAACATTCTTAGGCAAGAATATTTTACAGTCGGGCAACTCAGTCGTTCTTAGTTCAGAAGACAATCAAGAAGAGATACACAGGAGAATAAACTCTTTAGACCCACATGGGGCAAGGTTCAATGCTTTGTATGATGTCTTTGTTTATACCATTGCAGATCATGGTAAACCTATGATCTTATTGACAGAGGATAATATCACCGCACAAGCCACAGAATTAGTCGAAGAACTCAAATCAATACCAGACCTCAAGTTAGTTGTATTTGATCCAATACAGAGCTTTGTGAGTGCCTCTAGCCCTATCAGTAGCAGTAACGAGTCAGCGCAGTTGTGGTGTTCGTTCTGCGCCAGTATATCGGCACAACTAGGAGCGACTACGTTGTCTATACATCACATGAACAAGAGCGGTTTAGTGGGTACAGAGAGCAGTATGGAGGCAAGACAGTCTATTAGAGGTGCTTCTAGTATTGTTGATGGAATGAGGTTTGCACTAGCACTGTGGTTGGCCAATGACTTTGAACAGATTTGCATGGAGCAAGGAGTGAACCCTGAACCAACAAGAGTGGTTAGGGCAAGCGTAGTTAAGACCAATAGTGGAGATGTTGATACGTCTGTAATGACGTTGTTCAGAAATGATGAATCTCCCGTATTGGATGTGTTGAAAAAAGATAAAGATATAAAGTTAATATGAGCGAAGAGCAGATAGAGCTTGTTTTTAAATATTTTAGAGAGCGTGGTATGCCTTACTACTCATACACAGATGAAGAAAAACTAATTGAATTTAAAAAGATACAAAACAGTAAATATAAAGAAGGTATACAAGACGGGGAGATACTACAGCTTTTACATGGTATTGGTTTGGCATGGTCGTATTTCCCGTATCATTGGGAGGTGCAAGTAATGAAAATGAAAAGACCTATTGATATTTACAATGATGATGAACTTCTTAAAAAGGCAATAAGATCAAGAATCAAATGGGGAGGAAAGGTTTTAGAGAATGGCTATATGACAGATGCAAACTTGAGAAAAGCAATTAGAACTGCATCTGGTGTACAGGCGGTTAGCAATTTTAGACCTGTAGCTGGTGCAACTATCTACCATAAATACGCAAATAATGGTGTTGTTTGGGATATGAGTTCTGGTTATGGAGGTAGGTTATTTGGTGCTTTAGCTTGTGATCTTAATAAATATATAGGAACTGATCCTTGTTCTTTAACGTATGAAGGATTAAAGAATATAAAAAAAGACTTCAAACATTTGCCAACAGAAATTGAACTTCACAAGTTAGGTTCAGAAAATTTTGTTCCAAATGAAAAGATTGATTTGTGTTTTACATCTCCGCCTTATTTCAACACAGAAGAATATTCTAATGAAGATACTCAGTCTTATAAAAAATACTCTAATCAAGAATCCTGGATTAATGGTTTCTTGAGACAGACTGTTAGGAACTGTAAAGAATGTTTGTCTGATAAAGGACACATGATTATTAATATTGCCAATGTAAGAACATTTAAAGATTTAGAAGAACAAACTTTAAGAGTTTGTGCAGAAGAAGGTTTTGTTTTGAAAGAAACATTAAAACTAAGATTAAGTAGTATCAAAGGAGGTTTCAAATACGAACCCGTATTTGTTTTTAAATTATGAGCAAAGGTAGCGAATACAGACCATACAATAAAAAGAAATTTGACCAAGAATATGATCGTATTTTTGGTAAAAAAAAGACCAAAGAGAAGGAGAAAAAGCATTAGGGGGGTGCGAAGAAATTTCGCAACTCCTGCGAAGAAACTTCGCAACATGTGCGAAGAAATTTCGCATACAGACTATACAAGTACATATAGTGTGGCGAACCTTTGGTTCGCACACACATGAGGGAAGATGAATCAATATTGGTGGATAGAAACAGGCGTACCCGATAATGAAAAGGAATCGGGTTGTATTCGTTACAGTCTAACGAAGTTAAGATTCTCTGAGGTGAAGAAGGGAGTATGGAGAATCTTTAGACTGAATCTCGATAGACCTGACTTGAGTGCTTCAGACAAGATCGTCTTGTATTGTCTCTGCGAGCGTTTCCGCGTGCAGAGTATGAGTAGTACGGATGCAGTCGGATATTTAGCGAAGATGTCGGGAATCAGTCGGAGAACAGTCGGGAAGAGTGTGCAGAGATTGGCAGATAAGGAGGTTATTTGGATTGTGGAGGAAGGAGCGGAGCGAAGGAGGCACAGGGGGCTGGAGGCGAGAAGGTTCTTTAAGAAGCATTTCTTGATCGTAGGGCTTAGTTTTGAGTTGAGTGAGGGGTAGGGGTTACCCCTCGCTCGGTTCGTCCATATATGAGGAGTTATGGACGTTTTTGGGGTAGTTTAGAATCGCCTTGAAGTATGTCGCTTAAGAGTTCGTGTCTGATGTCCAGTTTTAACTGTTTTGGTAGCTCCTGGTTCATAATGACTAGATCGGAGACTTTAGGCTTAAATGTTCTATGGTTATTGGCAGCGTGTTCGGCTTCGTCTGTGTACCTCCATAAGATTGTCTCGTCATGTTGGTCTGATTCAAAACAGAATATGTAGCGTTCTTTAAACTTAGTCATTTTTAAATGTTCCTTTTAAGTGTTTTACAAATCTAAATTCTTTAGTTGTTGGATCAAAAACTAACTGTTGTATTCCAAGTTTTTTTTGTTGTTCTGAAAGTCCTCTTCCCCCAACTGAAACATATTTATTTTTTCTTCTTTCATCTCTTTTTGCAGTTTTAATATCTAATAAAATAAACTCTCCCTCTTGATTCATAGCGATAATATCTACCGCCCCTGAACAACCTGAATTTTTAAAAACTTCATAACCTTGTTCCCATAGCCAACTGACTGCGTAATGTTCGGCAATATCTCCTTTTCTTTTATGATCTTTAATTATCATTGTAAAACCCTATTTGATTTAAAAACTTAACAAAGGCATTGGAGTTTATTAAATCTCTTCTTCTCTGCTTTCGTGGTTGCTCAAGGATGAGCTGGTCGTTTTTAAGGTTAAAGAGCTTCTCTGTTCCGTCATTGTAAACAATGGTTCTTGTGCCTTCCCATCCGTCAGAGTGTATGTAACGTATTTGTTGTGCCCATTCCTCGTAGGCTTGTAGACCTCTTTGTTTTTCTACTGCGTCTTTAAATTCAGTCATTAGGCTTACTCCTATATATAAATGATCTCAAATCTGATTTCTTGTACTGTATCTAGCCAAAAGAACACAACGTATATAAA